TCGTGTATGAAGACCCACGACCAGGTAGAATCTACATTGCTACGGTAGACTGCTCAGAAGGCGTTGGTATGGACTATCACACGGTCAACATTATTGATGCTACAGAAGCACCTTATAAACAGGTTGCAAGATATCGTAACAACAAACTGCCGTTATTGTTCTTGCCAACAGCAATTTATGCTTTAGCTAATCGTTACAACCAGGCTTATGTGTTGATTGAAACCAACAATGTAGGCCAACAAGTCGTAGACATTTTACATTATGACTTAGAATATGAGAACATTTACAAGTTAGAGCATCATCACATCAAAGGTCAAAGTATCTCCGCTGGCTTTAAGCGTTCAGTTGCCTTTGGTGTAAAAACGACCAAATCAGTTAAAAAAATTGGTTGTGCAAACCTGAAAACGTTAATTGAAAACGACAAGTTGATTATTAATGACTTTGACACCATTGCTGAACTGAATACTTTTGTTCGAACAAGAGACACTTATGCTGCTGAAGAAGGTAACAACGATGATATCGTGATGGGTCTGGTGCTTTATGCATGGTTGACAGCACAGACTTTCTTCAAAGACGAAACTCGAATTGACATCCGTAAGATTATGCTAGAAGAACAGAATATGTTGGGAGAAGAAAGTATGCTACCGTTCGGTTTTATTGAAGACGTACTGCGTAGAGAGGTGGAAGTAGAAGACGGAGACATGTGGGAGCCACCTGCTGGCTATTTATCATCAAGTTTGTAAAAAACTAAATAGACAATAAAAAGAATATTGACCCAACAATAAAAGGAGAAATCCAATGGCATTTCAATTATCACCTGGAGTGAATGTATCAGAGATCGATCTGACTACAGTTATTCCTTCAGTTGCCACTTCTACTGGCGCTTTTGCAGGACCTTTTAATTGGGGACCATGTGGTGTTGTAACAACTATTTCGGATGAAGTTCGTCTAGTGGACACATTCGGCAAACCAGATAGCGTAAATTATGAATATTGGTTCTCTGCTGCGAATTTCCTAGCATATGGTAACAATCTAAAAATCGTTCGTGCCACACCAAGTGGTGCTAACAATGCTACTGCAAACGGTGGTGCTTTAGTAATCAGAAACGAAGATGACTGGACTGACAATCACAGCGGATATGCCGATGGTGCATACGGTGGTTGGGCAGCAAAATTCCCTGGTGCATTAGGTAACTCATTAAAAGTTTCGATGGCCGACTTAGGAACATTTTCAACATGGCCATATCGTTCACAGTTTAACGCAAACACTGGAACTTCTTCATATGTTTCAAGCCGTGGTGGTGCAAACGACGAAGTTCATATTGTTGTTGTTGACGAAGATGGTTTATGGTCAGGCACAGCAGGTACAGTTCTAGAAAAATATGCATTTGTTTCAAAAGCATCTGACGCTAAAGATGATTCTGGTAACAGCAACTACTATAAAAATGTTATTTCAAATAAATCAAAATACGTATGGTGGGTTGCACATCCAGCAACAGCAAACCTAAGTTCTGGTATTGCATGGGGTTCTACTGCTAACGCTTCTTCATTCAAAACAACAACAGCAAACGTAGAATACTCACTGTCAAATGGTGCAGATGGTTCAGCAGGTACATCACAAATTACAACCGCATGGGACCTGTTTAAGAATGCAGAAGCAGTTGATGTATCATTGCTCGTAACTGGTACAGGTAACAGCACAATTGCTACACACGTTATCAGCAATATTGCAGAAACACGTAAAGACTGTGTTGCATTTATTTCACCAGAAAAATCTGACGTTGTTGATAATTCTGGTACTGAAGCAACTGATGTTACAGCATTCCGTGATGCATTGACATCATCTTCATATGCAGTAATCGATTCAGGTTACAAGTACCAATACGACAAGTACAATGATGTTTACCGTTGGATACCACTGAACGGTGACATTGCTGGTTTGTGTGTACGTACAGATAACGAACGTGATCCATGGTTCTCACCTGGTGGTATGAATCGTGGTGTCATTAAGAACGTAATCAAACTTGCGTGGAATCCAACTAAAGCAGAGCGTGATACACTGTATCTCAAAGGTGTTAACCCTGTTGTTTCTTTCCCAGGTGAAGGCACTGTTCTTTATGGCGACAAAACAATGCTTGCAAAACCAAGTGCATTTGACCGTATTAATGTTCGACGTTTGTTTATCACAATTGAAAAAGCAATTGCACGTGCAGCACGTTTCTCTCTGTTTGAATTCAACGATCAGTTCACACGTGCCCAGTTTGTCGCTCTTGTAGAACCATATCTGCGTGATGTTCAAGGTCGTCGTGGTATCACAGACTTCCGTGTAGTCTGCGATGACACTAATAACACAGCAGAAATTATTGACCGTAATGAATTTGTTGGTGACATTTACATCAAACCTGCTCGTTCTATCAACTTCATTCAACTTAACTTCGTGGCAGTACGCACAGGCGTAAGTTTCAATGAGGTAGTAGGTTCAGTCTAAATAAAAGAGAAACAGGAGAAAATTAAATGGCATTTAACGTAAATCAGTTCCGTTCACAATTAACAGGTGACGGTGCCCGCCCAAATCTATTTGAGGTAAGTATGCCGTTTCCTGCGTTCTCAATACCAGGAAACGCACAAACAAAAATGACGTTCATGTGTAAGACAGCACAACTTCCAGGTTCAACTCTGGGTGTTGTGCCTGTACAATACTTTGGCCGTGAATTAAAGTTTGTGGGTAATCGTACTTTTGCTGATTGGACAGTAACAATCATCAACGATGAAGACTTTATTGTTCGCAATGCATTTGAACGTTGGATGAATGGCATCAATAGCCACAATCTAAACGTTCGCAATCCAGTTGCAACTACACCATTAGGCTACACACAAGATGGTGAAGTTACGCAATTTGGTAAAGCGGGTAATACTATCAAAAAATATAAATTTGTAGGAATGTTCCCTTCTGACATCACTCCAATTGATGTTGATTGGGGTTCAAATGATACGATTGAAGAGTTTTCTGTAACACTTACCTACCAATGGTGGGAAGCAGTTGCAGACGGTGTGGTCTAAGAGTAGGGCATTTGCCCTACTTTTTAATATAGGATGATTTTTAATGGCAATTAAACTTTTCGGCTTTACAATAGGCTCGAAGGATGTCGTTAAGGCTGAAAAGCCTGAGCAGGCATCCTTTGCGTTGCCTTCCGCAACCGTAGATGATGGTGCGGTTACCGTTACGCAAAATGCGTATTACGGTACATATGTTGATCTTGAAGGTTCTGTTCGCAACGAAATAGAACTTATCACACGATATCGTGAGATGTCAAATCACCCAGAATGTCAAATGGCCATTGATGAAATCGTCAATGAAGCCATTACACATGATGATCAGGGCAAAGTAGTTGACATCGTGCTTGACAATCTAAAACAACCTGAAACAATCAAAAAGAAAATTATTGAAGAGTTCAACAATGTATTGAAGATGTTGAACTTTAGTAATTTGGCCGATGATGTTTTCAAACGTTGGTATATTGATGGTCGTGTTTTTTATCATATCGTAGTCAACGACAAGAATCCTAAAGAAGGTATTCAAGAACTTAGATACATTGATCCACGCAAGATTCGTAAGGTGCGTGAGATTAAAAAAGATCGTGATCCAAAAACTGGAGCAATGATTGTTGTATCGGTTGCTGAATACTATGTCTACAATGATCGTGGTACCACGACACAGACATTTACATCAAATGTAGGTCAAGGTATTCGTATTGCACCAGATTCAATCATCAATGTGAATTCTGGTTTGATGGATGCTAAGAATACATTTGTTATTTCATATCTACACAAAGCAATCAAGCCACTCAATCAATTAAGAATGATTGAAGATGCGATTGTCATCTACCGTATTTCAAGAGCACCAGAACGCCGTATATTCTACATTGACGTTGGTAACTTACCACGTGGTAAAGCAGAGCAATATCTGCGTGACATCATGGTTAAGTATCGTAACAAATTGGTTTACGATGCAAACACGGGAGAAATTCGTGATGAACGTAAGCACATGTCAATGCTTGAAGATTTCTGGTTACCCCGCCGTGAAGGTGGTAAAGGTACAGAGATTACCACATTACCTGCTGGTCAAAACTTAGGTGAACTAGAAGACGTAAAATATTTTCAAAAGAAACTTTTACAATCTCTAAACGTACCATATTCAAGACTTGAATCACAAGAAGGTGGTTTAGCAGGTCTTGGTCGTTCACAAGAAGTTACACGTGACGAATTAAAGTTTGCCAAGTTCGTTATTCGTTTGCGTAATAAGTTCTCACAAATCTTTGACGAAGCATTGAAAGTACAACTGGTACTCAAAGGCATTTGCACACGTGAAGAATGGGATAAGTTCAAAGAAGATATTTACTATGACTTCCGTAAAGACAATAACTT